GGTTCTGTTTCTATCGTAGCGAAAGCTAATGTAATACCATCTGGACAATCCGCAACAGCATCAGTATCTGGTGTTGGTGTTAATGGTGATGCAGTAGCGGTCTTACCAACTGCTGTTGCAACAGTAGGTGGGGTTACAGTAGATGTAGATGGAGAGGCAAATGTTCCTGTTGCAGGACTAAGTGCCACAGGTAGCGTTGGCTCTGTAATTATTCATCACAACGCTGTTGCTACTCTAACAGGAGTTTCAGCCACATCTGCCGTAGGCAGCGTTACAACAATAGCAAAAGCAAATGTAAGCCCATCTGGAGTATCAGCTACTGGATCTGTAGGAACTGTAACACTTACTGGTAAGGCAAATGTTTCACCATCTGGAGTTGTGGGTACAAGTGCATTAGGTACGATCTCTATAGCCTTAGGCATGACAGTTCAGATTACGGGCCAGTCTGCTACAGGATCTGTTGGTAGTCCTACCGTAATTTCAAAGGCAAATGTTATACCTACAGGAGTTGAGGCAGTTGGATCTGTAGGTAGTGTATTGGTTTGGTCGCTAATAGATGATACACAAACAAAAAATTATGCTAATATAAATACTGACCAAAGTTCATCCTTTGCTGAAATTAATGAAACACAAACTCCTAATTGGGAAGAGGTAGCATAGAATATGGCAACTTATGTAAATGATTTAAGGTTAAAAGAGATAGCGACAGGTGATGAGTCAGGAACCTGGGGAACATCTACAAACACAAATTTAGAACTTATTGCAGAGGCTTTTAGCTTTGGAACAGAAGCAATAACAACAAACGCTGACACACATACTACTACAATAGCAGACGGTTCTACTGATCCTGGTAGATCACTATATTTAAAATATACAGGCACACTTGATTCAGCTTGTACGATTACTATAGGTCCAAACACCGTATCTAAACTTTGGTTTATAGAAAACGGTACTAGCGGATCACAAAACATAATTATTTCCCAAGGTAGTGGTGCTAATGTAACCATACCTGCTGGTGATGTAAAAGCTGTTTACTCAGACGGTGCTGGTTCTGGTGCAGCCATAGTTGATGCCTTTACTGATTTAAACTTAGCAGGCACAACAACTGTTTCTGTTTTAAGTGTGAGTAGCACAACAACATTTAGTGATGATGTTACTTTTACTGGTGCATCTAATAACCTTGTCTGGGATAAATCAGATGATTGTTTAGAATTTGCTGATAATGCCAAAGCTAAATTTGGTGCTAGTGATGATTTACAAATTTATCACGATGGCTCAAATTCAAGAATACAAGAAGGTGGAACAGGTAGTCTTTTAGTAAGAGGTACTAATTTACAATTGCAAGATTCAGATGGTTTTGATTATTTAACTTGTACAGATGGTGGCGATGGTGGAACTGTTGCCTTAAAACATTTAGGCTCAACAGTTTTAAGTACAGCCGTTGGAGGCATAACTGTAACAAGTGCAATAAATGATATGACCATTGCAGCAGGTAACATACAAACAAATACAAGTAATAACTTATCTATTAATACGCCTAATTCTTTAAGAATTAATATAGATTCAAATAATAGTGCAACAGACCAAGTATTTGTAATAGGACATAATCAAACTGCTGTTGACACAAGTAATGCTTTAATGACTATTCTAGAATCAGGTAATGTTGGTATTGGTACAAGTGGTCCTGCTCAAAAGCTTCATGTAAATTCAGGCACATCAAATTTAGTTGCTAGATTTGAAAGTTCAGACTCAATAGCTGTAGCATCTTTTAAAGATAATAATGGTGAAGCAGAAATTGGGAATATTGGTAACGATATAGGTTTCTATCCAGCAGGTGCAGAAAAAGTAAGAATTACAAGTGCTGGTAATTTGCTTGTTGGTGCTACATCATTTAATGCTGGTGCTTTTGGTTCTGCTAGTGGTATTAATGTAGCTGGTACTCAGCCTTTAGTATTAGTACATGAAACTGATACTGATAAAGATGGATTTATGGGTATATCAGCTTCAGTTATGTTCCTTGGTACTGCTGATGCCATACCTTTAAGATTTAGTACAAATGATGCAGAAAGGATGCGAATAGCTAGCAATGGGTCAATAGGTATGGGAACTAATCCACCTTCTGATACACATACTGGTTGGACACAACTTTTTATAGGTCAAAAAGGTTCAGTAATAAGTGAAAATGCTACAGGAGTTCATGGTCTTGATGGTACTTTTCTTACAGATAATATGTATGTTGATACTGATACAGGTTCTTTTGCAAATATTGAGACTAATCAATCAAGTGCTTACAGACAAGAGGCTGGAGAACATATTTGGTATTCACAAACATCTGGAAGTGCAGGAGCAGGAGTCACATTATCTCAGGTTATGGAAATAGATAATAATGGTAAATTATTACTTGGTACTACCTCTGGAAACCCAGTAAATATTGGAGACCATAGACAAGTTGTTGAATTAAGCTCAAGTATTAGAGGTATTGCAGTTGGTGCTGATGGACTTGTAGATACAAGAACTTGTATGACCTTCTATAATGATAACGGAGTAGTTGGTTCTATTACCACAAACGCATCTTCAACAGCTTTTAACACATCCTCTGACTACAGATTGAAAGAAAATGTAAATTACACTTGGGATGCAACATCAAGATTAAAACAATTAAAACCAGCTAGATTTAATTTTAAAGCTGATAAAGATACAACTTTAGATGGTTTCTTAGCTCACGAAGTTTCAAGCATAGTTCCAGAATCCGTAACAGGTGAAAAGGATGGTGCAGAGATGCAAGGTATAGACCAAAGTAAATTAGTTCCACTATTAGTAAAAACAATACAAGAACTAGAGGCAAGAATAACAGCTTTAGAAAGCTAAAAAAAGGAGAATAAATATGGCAATAGGATATACTTGGGATTGTAAAACATGCGATACATATCCCTCTAAAAGTGGTAAATCTAATGTAGTCCATAACGTACATTGGAGACTTACTGCAACAGACGATACTAATAAAGACAGTGACGGCAACAACTGGACAGCTACTTGCTATGGTTCACAAGCTGTAAGCACAGATGATTTATCTAGTTTTATTAACTGGTCAAGTCTAAAAGAAAGTGACGTACAAGGCTGGGTTGAAACAGCATTAACTGCTGATACAGTTACAGCTATGAAAGCATCATTAGATGAACAGATAGCTGAAAAAGTATCACCTACAAGCGTAACTAAAACTTTAAGCGAGTAAAAAATGAGTAAACAAAACCAAGAGCCAGTAGTTATGTTAGACGATAAGGAAATGAAAATTGCAGATCTAACACCACAACAACAATATTTACATTCACAGATACTTGATTTATCTAATCAAGAGGCACGGATACAATTCCAACTAGACCAAGTTAAGGCTAGTAAAAGCGTTTTTGAAAAAGCATTTGTTGACTCAACAAAAGAGCAAGCGGATGAAGTTTTAGAAACAGAAACTAAAACCCTAGAAAAATAAGGAGATATTTATGAAGGAAATAGTAATAATCATTGGAGCTTTATTTTTAGCTTCATGTGCAACTGTAGGTGCTGTTATAGATGGCGGTAAAGATTTAACCACTAGCGTTATTGATTCCACTGTACAAACAGCAGGTAATATAACAACATCTGCTTTAGAAGATGTAGCCTCAGTAGTTGAAACTGTTGCAGATTCGACCGAAGGTATTGTTGACAACGTGGTAGAACAAGTTGATGAACAAACTAATGAGTTACAAGACTCAAAGCAAGAAGAAGAACAGGAGAAGTAAATGATTTGGATAAACACATTCACCTGGATCTGCACGATAATAGCAATAGCATCCCTAATTGCTGCAATTACACCAACACCCCAAGGTGATTGGTGGCTTGCTAAATTATATAAAGTTATTGATTGGTGTGCTTTAAATGTTCTAAAAGCCAAGGATAAGTAACATGAGTTTTTTAAAAAGATTGTGGGGTAATCTTACAGGCACAGAAGAAGTGAAAGTAAGAACACGAAACAAAAAAGGACATTATGTTGCAGACGATAAATCAACTCCAGATGTTAACGAAGCTTGGACTACAAAACGAGTAAAAAAAACTCAAAGTAAGTAATGGCTAAGTCTCCTGATGCGTTTGTATATAATGCTACGCTAGAGCGTATCGTAGATGGAGATACTTTTGATTGTTCTTTAGATCTTGGGTTTGATGTAAAACTCCACAAACAACGTGTAAGATTAGCAGGTATAGACACTCCAGAAAGTCGTACAAGAGATTTAGCAGAAAAAAAACTAGGTTTAGCAGCTAAATCACGCTTACAAGAGCTATGTATCGGTAATTTTAAAGTAAAATCTTTGGGTAAAGGTAAGTATGGACGAATACTTGGTATACCATACACAGAGGATGGCAGAGATATTTGCCAGGTGCTAATTAAAGAAGGTCATGCGGTTGAGTATAATGGAGGCAAAAAAACAAAAGTTTGGGGTGACTACTAATGGAATCAGCCGTTACTGTCATACAAGAGGTCGGATTTCCCATAGCAGCTGCAATAGGTCTAGGTTGGTTTATATACAAGTTAGTCATTCGTATTGTTGATGGTATGGAGCAAAAATTAGATATTGTTGATGAAAAGGTTGCACAACAAATTAGTGCTATAGAAGAAAGATTAGGTACAAAACTTGATTCTCAACATGGTATTTTGGTAGCATTAATAGATAGGGTGCGTAGTTTAGATAATGAAATTATTAGACAAGATACTTTAATAAAAACAATATTAGGCGTACCACAACTAATAAACAGTAATAAAATTGCAAAGGCAGACAGAGATGACCAAAGAAAAGACTGATAGTATTTGGGTATATAGAATTGCAGGACTGCTCTTAATATTTTTCTTTCTTGTAATTTTAACAAACCCTCTTTGGGCAGATACTATTACACACAAATTTAAGTCACCTAGTTTTAGTGGCATAGGAACTTCCAGTCATTATTTGACTATAGAAAATCAAGAATATACCCGTAAACTTACAATAAAAGAAGAAATAAAAGCTTTACAAGATGAAATCAAGAGAGAAAAAGAAAATTCTACTCTTGCACGATTTATGCGTAACTTAGAATCTAGAGTTTACGCAGAATTATCAAGACAGTTAGTTAATAACTTATTCGGAGAAACACCGCAGAGCGAAGGTGTCATCACTTTAGAAGGCAATACAATTGAGTATACAAGTGATGGTATAACATTAACCCTTAAAATTACTGAGGCAGATGGTACAGTTACCGAAATCGTTATACCTATTGGTACTTTTACTTTCTAGTTGTTCTACGCTAGATCAGTTTGAAGATACACAAGCACAAAGGTTTTCTAAAGATATTGTCTCTATAAAAGATTTACAGTCTACTGAACTTAAAAACGCACCTTTACCAAAAGTCAGTCCCGTTGTAGCTGTATATCCCACAGCTTTTACAGATCAAACGGGACAAAGAAAAAGCAATAGTGAATTTGCCTTATTTTCTACAGCTATTACACAACAACCAAACGCACTGCTTATTAGAGCATTAAAACATGCAGGGGACGGTAAATTTTTTAGAGTGGTTGAGAGAGTAGGACTAGATAATTTAACCAAAGAAAGGCAACTAATACGTAGTGCTAGAGAACAATCTGCTAATGAAGAAGAAAAAAAGAAAGCATTAAGACCTTTACTTTTTGCAGGCATACTTATGGAAGGTGCAGTTATTTCTTATGAAGCAAATTTAGAAAGTGGTGGTTCTGGAGCTAGATATCTTGGTATTGGCAAAAGCGTAATGTATAGAGAAGATAATATTACAGTTAGCTTGCGTATGGTGTCTGTTGCTACAGGAGAGGTTTTACTAGAGGTGCTAAGCCAAAAAACTATATTTAGTTACGGTAGATCAGAAGACGTATTTAGGTTTGTTGAGGCTGAAAGTGAGTTAGTTGAAATAGAACTAGGTAACGCAAGAAATGAGTCATCAACCATAGCTTTAATGAAAGCTATAGAAGGAGGTGTACTAGAAATCATAAATACTGGTTATGAACGTGGTTTCTGGATTTTACAAAATCATAACCAAGGAGTAGAATCTAATGATGAAATTAAAATTAATGAGCCTGATTGTGATGCTAACTGCGTTGACAACATACGGGGCTGATAACGAAATATATGTAGATCAATCTGGTACAAGTGCAAATATAGACTTAGAACAGCTTGGTATATCAAATATTATCGGCGGTTTAAACAGCACTGCTGGTAATCTAACCCCGTTTGATTTAGACGGTAATAGTATGACACTAGATATTAATATGATTGGTGCAACCAATAAGTTTTTAGGTGATATTTTTGCAGATAACTTTACAGGCTTTTACGAGTTTGATGGCGGTACAAATTCTTTTACTATACAAGTAGATCCAACAGATACATATAGTGCAGATGGTAGTAATCAAAATGTTGATGTCACAGGTAGTGGTAACACCTTTACCTTAAACCAAGGAACTACTGCTTTAGCATCACAACTTGACCTTGATTGGATTATCCAGGGTTCTAATAACACTATAAACTCTACTATAAATATAGATGGTGCTACTAACTATATGGATATTGATGGTTCAGATAATAATGTTACATATACTGGAACTGGAGTAACAGCTAGTGCAGGTGGATATTTTTATCTTGATCACACAGGTGGCTCAAGAACATTTAATATTTCACAACTAAGCACCCAAGATAATGATTGGCTCAAAATTATATCTATATCTGGTACCGCTGCTTCTACTGTTTGCGTCATTCAAAACGACCAAGGTACAAGCACAAGCTGTTGATATAGGAGATATTTCCGAACTAAACGGTGCGGCTCAGATATTAAGAGACAAACCCTATGATGCAAATTTAAAGTTTGCAATACAAAGTAATGATGAAGCCATAACGCAAAATGGTCGTATGGCCATTACTTTTCTTGATGAATCAACTGTAAAACTTACAGAGCATAGTCAATTACTGATTGATGAATACATTTACGACCCTGATCCAAGCAAGTCTAAAATGGCACTTACCTTTGGACTTGGCACTGCTAGGTTTATTACAGGCAATCTAAACCGTATTGACAAACAAAACATTACTTTAAAAACCCCAACAGCAAACATAGCAATACGTGGGACTGACTTTACGGCTACAGTTGACGAATTGGGACGTAGTCTCATAATACTTCTACCAGACGCTTTAGGGCTCTCTAGTGGCGAAATAGAGGTGGTTACTGCTATGGGCACTGTTTTGTTAAATAAACCGTATGAAGCTACCACAGTAAGTGTATTTGAGTCTGCTCCAACCAAACCTGTAATATTAGATTTAACATTAGATCTTATTGACAACATGCTTATTGTGACACCACCAAAAGAAGAGGTGGTTGCAGAAGAAGAAACCACAAGCACACAAACAGATGGCGTTTTAGATTTTAATGATCTTGATGTTGATTATCTTGCAGAAGATTATTTAAAAGAAGATAATTTAGAGTTTACTGAACTGGATATTAATTATTTAGATGTAAACTATTTAGAAGATTTATTACAAGTAGTTGATGCATTAGCGGTAGATGAAGATGAAGAACAGTTAGCACCAACAAGTGTTACAAGAATTTCTGGTACAAACTTTGGGCAAGATGAAGAAACACAGATTACAACTATAATAAGTGGTGGTGTACTTAGTATGCGTAGAAAAGTGAGTGAAAGTGTAAGGCTAGACTTAGATGGAGGAACTGCCTACACAGTAATTCTTATACAAGATGGTGTTTCAAACACAATCAAAATAAATGGTGGTAGCGATAACGTAATAACTATCACTCAAAGTAATTAAATGAAACGACTATTATTACCAATACTTATAATACTGTGCATGCCTGTTTTGTTTCAAAGCACCCCCACAGAGATTATAAAGTTAAAGGTGTATGACACTTTTATAAAAACACCCAAACCATCAGGTAATTTTGTAATATTAAATATAACAGAAGAAGATGTTGAAAAAGAGGGTGGTTATCCCTTACCAAGACAAAGGCTTGCAGAAATACAAATTAATTTGCTTAGAAAAGGTGCTGTAGGCGTTGGATGGGTTATGTCTTTTCCACAAGCTGACCGTATGGGTGGAGATAAAGTTTTTGCAGACTCTTTGCAATACGCTCCGTCAGTCATAGGTATGTTTGAAAACGGTCAAGGAAAGTATCCTACATCTCCAGGAACCGTTGTGCTAGGTAACGATAAAGGTGGTATAATTTCAACGGGAGTGAAGGAAAACCTTACTCTACTATCCAATCACACACTTCAAGGGTTGGCCGTTGCTCCCACAGATATAGATCAATTAGTACGTAGAATACCTTTATTAGTAAAAACACCTAACAACGAATGGATACCTAGTTTTGGTACACAAATATATAAAGCTTTATTTGGTGTAAAAACATACATTATAAAAACTAATGATAATGGTATAGAAGAAATATCAATCAGAGGTATACCACCAGTCAAAACAGACAGCCTTGGTCGTAAGTGGATTAGTTGGGTAGACACACCACAAACAACACTATCTGAAATGAATGTTGCAGGTAAGTTTGTATTTGTAGGTGTGACTGCTAATGGTGTCATGCCACAAGTAGCCACACCTGTAGGTTTGTTAGAACCACATAAAATACAAGTTGCACTAGCAGAATCAATATTAATACAAGATAGTCCCTATATACCTGACTACGCCCTTGCAGTTGAAATTTTTTCGTTAGTTATTTTTGTTTCATTAGTTTGGTTTGCTTTACACATATTAGGTATTACTTGGGGTATAACTATTGCTACGGTTTTAATGATAATTACTTCTTTGACAGGCTACTTTTTAATACAAAAGGGATTATTAATAGATGTATCCTGGACGTTAATATCTGAATTTATTTCAGGATCTATAGCCTTTTACCTTAGATTTAGGCAGCAATACAAGCTGAGACAACAAATAAAAAAACAATTTGAGCATTATTTAGATCCAAGACAAGTAAAAAAACTACAAGATGATCCTAGTTCTTTGATATTAGGTGGCGAACGTAGATATTGCACGTTTCTCTTCAGTGATGTAAGAGGTTTTACTGCATTATCAGAAAAGTTAGAACCAGAACAAGTAACAGAAATTATGAACAAAGTCCTTACAATACAAGCAGATACCGTTAAATATTATGACGGTATGGTAGATAAGTACATAGGTGACGCTATGATGGCTATATTTAATGCTCCTGTTGACGTGTACGATCATGAAACAGCTGCAGTTTTGTGTGCTAAAGAAATACAAGATAAAGTAAAAATGGCTAATTTAGATGTAGAGATAGGAGTAGGTATTAATACAGGATATGCTGTGGTAGGCAACATGGGTAGTGATACTAGGTTTGATTATTCTGCTATAGGAGATGCAGTTAACTTAGCAGCTAGATTAGAAAGCTCTACAAAGGAAGTTGGAGAAGATATTGTAATAGGTTATGATACCATTAGTGCAAGTAACTTTAGTGAGCAAATAATGCTTAAAGAACTTGATAGTATTTTTGTAAAAGGCAAAGAAAAGCCAATTAAAATATATACGTTACAAGATGGTTAATAAAAAAATGACAGTAAATGATGTTGCAGAGAGACTTACAAAGCTAGAAACCATATCACATGAGCGTTGGAAGACTGCATTTAATGAGTTTTCTGATATTAAAGAAGAAATAATCTATATAAATTCAACTATGAAGGCAGCTACTTTTGGAGTGTTTGGCTTTTTGGGTGCAATTGGTATAGCTGTATTAACGAGTATTATTATATGAAATCTTTATTTAAAAACATAGTCGGAGCAGTAGCACCTACCTTAGGAACTGCTATAGGCGGTCCTATGGGAGGAATGGCTGCCAATATGATTGCAGACGTATTAGGTGTGCCTAATGACCAAAAATCGATAGAGACCGCAATACAAAACGCAACACCAGAACAAATGTTAGAATTAAAAAAAGCTGAACAAGCTTTTGAAGTGCAAATGAAGGAGCTTGATGTAGATGTTTTTGAGTTAGAGGTTGCTGATAAACAAAATGCTAGAAGTATGTTCAGTAAAGACTGGACAGCTAGAATTATAGGTATAGCTACTATAGCTGGATTTTTAGGTTACATATTTTTAGTTACCTTGCAACCACCAGAACAAAACAGTGAAGCTTTGATTAATTTAGTTCTTGGTTATCTTGGAGGATTAGCTAGTGCAATTATTTCGTTTTATTTCGGAGCATCTCACTCGCCCGATAAAGAGTAAAAACATGCAAATATCACAAGAGGGCATAGCTTTAATAAAAAAGTTTGAGGGTTGTAAGTTAGAATCTTATAAATGTGCTGCTAACGTGTGGACAATAGGTTATGGGTCTACTCATGGTATAAGTGAAGGTATGTCTATATCACAAGAAAGAGCTGACATGTTGCTTTTAGAAGATTTGGAAAAATTTGAACAAGCAGTAAATGATTTAGTAGAAGTTTCTTTGGATCAAAATGAGTTTGATGCGTTGGTTTCTTGGACTTTTAATTTAGGATCAACAAATTTAAAAAATTCTACTTTATTAAAAGTTTTAAATAGCACTCATAAAGATTGGAGTGATGTACCAAAACAAATAAAAAGATGGAACAAAGCTAATGGTAAAGTATTAGAGGGACTTGTAAGAAGAAGAGAAGCAGAAGCTTTATTATTTATAGGTCAAGACTGGACAGAGGTGTAAATGCCGTTACAAAAAATAACATTTAGACCTGGTATAAATAGAGAAGGTACAACCTACGATAACGAAGGTGGTTGGTTTGATTGTAATCTTGTACGTTTTCGTAAAGGTAGGCCAGAAAAATTTGGTGGTTGGGAAAAAATAACAAACGCAACATACCTTGGTACGGCTAGAGCTTTACATAGTTTTATTTCCTTGGGTGGCACAAAATATTTAGGCATAGGCACACATTTAAAATATTATATTGAAAGCGGTAATGTATTTAACGATATTACACCTATTCGATCAACAACCTCTGCAGGAGATGTAACATTTTCAGCTTCAAATGGTGATGCAACAATTACAGTGGCAGATACTGCTCACGGTGCTGTAAAGAATGATTTTGTCACATTTAGCGGAGCATCTAGTCTTGGAGGTAATATTACAGCTGCAGTATTAAATCAAGAATACCAAATTGCAACAATAGTAAATGCAAACAGTTACACAATAGAAGCTAAAGATACTTCAGGCACAACAGTGACAGCAAATTCCTCAGATACTGGTAATGGTGGATCTTCAGTTGTAGGTGCTTATCAAATAAATGTCGGTCTTGATGTTTATGTAGCTGGTACAGGCTGGGGTATAAATGGTTGGGGCGAAGGTACGTTTGGTAGTACATCTGCACTAGGTAATACTAACCAGCTCAGACTATGGACACACGATAACTTTGGAGAAAATTTAATTATAAACGCTAGAAACGGCGGTATTTTTAAATGGACAGAAAATAATGGCGTTACAACCAGAGCGGTAGAAATGTCAAGTATAACAGGTGCAAATTTAGTACCTACTGTTGCTTTACAAGTCATTACATCAGAAATAGACAGGCATTTAATAGTGCTTGGAGCAGATCCCATATCTGGGTCTTCTAGAACAGGAACTATAGACCCTATGCTAGTTGCTTTTAGCGACCAAGAAAACGAATTAGAATTTGAACCTTTGTCAACAAATACTGCTGGATCACTCAGATTATCAAGCGGTTCTTCTATTATTGGTGCGGTTAAATCAAGACAAGAAACTCTTATTTGGACTGACACAGCTCTTTATAGTATGCAATTTATTGGACCACCTTTTACTTTTGGAATTAATTTAATAAACGAGGGAACAGGTCTTGTTGGTCCAAAAGCAGCAGTAACGGCAGCACAAGGCGTTTATTTCATGAGTTACAATAATTTTTATATATATAATGGTAGCGTAAGACACTTACCTTGTTCTGTGCATAATTATGTTTTTAATGATATTAATTTAGGACAATCATTTAAAATACATGCTTTCACAATAGCTGATAAAAATGAAGTTGGTTGGTTTTACTGTTCAAGTTCGTCATCTGAAATAGATAGATATGTAATTTATAACTATTCTGAAAATTTATGGTTTTTTGGTCAATTAGTTAGAACGGCTTGGCTTGATGCTGGAACAGAGAACTATCCTAGAGCTACAGGATCAAGTTTATTGTATAAACATGAAACTGGGTTTGATGATGACGGGTCGCCTATGACAAATGTTTTTATAGAAAGTTCTGATATAGATATAGGTGATGGTAATAGTTTTAGCTTTATTAGAAGAATAATACCAGATTATAAGTTTATACAAGATGATAATGACGGTAACGTAAATATTGTTTTAAAAACAAGAAATTTTCCAGGGGATACTTTATCTATAAACTCTACTAATGCAATTAGTTCAACCACCCAACAGGTTTTTGTACGTAGTAGATCTAGACAGATGGCCTTACGCTTTGAATCAGATGATGACGCTACTAATGATGGTAATTTAGCTATAGGTTGGCGTTTGGGTGCAACAAGAATAGACCTAAAATCAGATGGTAAAAGATGAGCAAGTTGTTACAAACGCAACTGCCACAAGCATTAACAGAAGTAACTCCAGACATATTTAACCGTTTAATTAGAATTTTAGAAATAAATTTAGGTGCGGTTGACCTAGACAATACACGTCAAGTAAGCGAAAATGAGCTAAATACTATAAATTTTAATGCTGGTAGTATTATTTGGAATACAACATTAGAGGTATTACAGGTATATACTGGTAACGAATGGGTAGATATTGGTACAAGACTTGTAAATGATGGTTTACAAGCAACAAGTGCAGTAGGCAAGGTTACAGTTAGAAATAATGGGGCCACGTCTATCAAACTTGCTAATTTTGGTAAATAATAGATACTTTAAGTATCTACAAACAACTTAGTAAACAAGCTATGGAAGATAACGTACAAAAATTAGCAAACGCAGGACAGCCAGAGGATTCACAAATAATACATGCAGCACCAGGCGAAATGGTGGTGCCTCCTGTTATATCTGAACAAACACAACAAATGATCAACCTAGATATGCAGTCCGTAGGATTAAATCCTGCTGAGTATATTGTTGGACAAGGATCTATAAATAATTTAACTGGTTTACAAGAATTTGGTTTCTTATCTAAATTATTTAAAAAAGTTAAAAAGGTAGTAAAAAAAGTAGCACCAATAGCAGTGAATTTTATACCTGGAGTAGGTCCAGTAGCAAAAGCAGCTCTTACTGCAGCAACTGGTAAGGCATCAGGATTATCGACAAAAGAGGCTTTGCTTGGCGGTGCATTAAGTTTTGCTGGCGGTAAAATGTTTGGAGGGACAGGAACAGCGGGTAAGGGATTAAGTGGATTAAAAGGAACTTCAGGTAAGTTTTTCGGTAAAGGTGGTACTTTCAGAAATATATTAGGACAAGGTAAAGAGTTTATTTTACCTGGACAAGATAAAAAAGGTTTATTTAAAAACATATTGGGTCTTGGTCAACAAACTGGTATGCCAGAAATGGAATATGATGCTGCTGGTAATCCAACTGGTATGTATGTTGATCCTGTTACAGGTGACAAATACAGCTTTGGACAGCTGAAAGATATGGGATTAATTGATAAATCTGGTAACTTAGTAGGATCACCATTAAGTAAATTAAGCGACCCTAAATTTTCAGGTCTTACAGGACCTGGTAGTTTTGCAGATAAAATTTTAAATATTGATCCCAACAAGGGTACAGGACCTTTTAGTTTTTTAAAAGGTAGTGGAGAGCAAGGACAACAAACTGGCACGCAAACAGGTTCAGGACTAGGTCTTGGAGGACTTAATTTAGGAGGAGCTGGCGGTATTGCAGCACTAGCTGCTCTTTATGGTTTAGCTACTAAAAAAGCAGCAGAAAAAACTGCAGGTGGTTTAACAGATGTAAGATTGTCTACTAGACCTGACTTAATGCCACAGCAAACATTCCAAGGTTTTGATGTTGGAATAAGACCAGGAATGTCTTATGGTGGTGCTTTAGGATATCGACCAGGTTTTGCTATGGGTGATATTGTTGATATAGTAGACATAATGGAACAAGATATGAGACCTGGTGGTCCCTCTGTAGGCCCTGGTACAGAAACAAGTGATGATATACCTGCTATGTTAAGTGATGGTGAGTTTGTGCATACTGCAAAAGCAAACAAAGGATTAGGCGGTTTTAAAATAGAAAAAAATAAAAATAGCCTTACTATTTTTCCAACAGGTAAACCAGATAGAGAACAAGGTTTCAAAAACAACGACATGTTGATGAAATTTTTTGAAGATTATCAAGAAAAAGTAAGTTAATTATGGGATTATTAAGAAACGCAATATCAAGAGTAAGGGGCGGCAATCCTTTAAATATTCGTAACAGAGAGCCTATTGGCCCAATAGAATTACCAATTAGTCCTCCGCCTAATATGCCAATTTTACCAATAAATCCTATACCAAGAGATTTACCCTTACCTCCTGGCCCTATTTTACCACCAAGAGGTAGACCCATTCCCCCTATTTCTATTGGTGGTATAGGTGGTATTGGTGCAATTAATCCAATAAACATAGGACAGCCAGTGCCTTCACCTATTGATAAGCTACCCTCTCCTGGTGCTGGAGTACCATCAGAATTATTACCTATAAAAGGCGGTCCACGACCAATACCAGTACAACCAATTACTAGACCACTACCGCCTATTGGAGGAGTATTTGACGACAGCTTGCAAAATATAGATTTACCAATTGATGATAGAGCTCTAAAACCTAGAGGTATACCTATAGGTAATAATGTTCCTGGCGGCGGTGGTATTAATTATGGACCAGATTCTTTAACACCTTTACAACCACCTGCTGATGATCCTTTTGCAAGAACTAGAGTAAATCCAATACAAGAATTACGTAGCCCACTGGCACCACCTGTTTTACCAGACCCTAGAACAAACATGAACATAGAAACTCGTGACACAGAGTTTGGTCCAGTAACTATTTCTTCACCTGCTTTTCCAGTAAGAGGTCGTCAAATACCTCTACCAGATATAGGCCCAGACCCAATCCCAGCACCTGTCATGCCTGGTGATCAGTTAGGAGGTATTGACCCTAATACTAGAATTAGTAATTATTTTACAGATAGGCAATTTGGTGTAGTGCCTGTCAATCCACCACAATTACCAGACCTACCTCCTGAACTACGACCTATAGAGCAACCACCCTCTAATGATTCTGAAAGATTTTTAAGAGGACCAACAGATGGCGAGCCCTTTGTCTTAAGAGATTTAGACGGTAATTTGGTACCAACAGGCACTAATGAACCTAGAGTTGTCAATGCGTTTGATGATAGAGCTAGTAGGCCAAGAGGTCCTATTGTAGGTGGTATTGTACCTGGAGGTGGCGGTATAGATTACGGTCCTGGTATGGGCGGTGGATTAATACCACCACAAGACTTTGGCTTTGGTCCAGGCATTAGACCTACAGAAATATTTGATGAACAGGGTAATATTGTTGTTGGCTCTGGAGGCGTAACGCCAGATCCAATAGTTGAGCCCGTATCAACACCAGACCCAGTGGTTGACCCTGTTTCCCCTGTTCCTACTACGCCAGCTGCAGTGGCGACTGATGTAGGGACAGACCCCGCTGTAACAACACCTGCGACTGTGGCAGGTTCAGTTGATCCTGTGCTTGCACAACAAGATACCGTAGAAGATTTATCAGATCCTTTAGTAAGAGCTTTGTATTTTGGTACCGCTGATCAACCTGGATTTATAAATCAACTACAGCAAGCAGGAGCTAATTTAATTGGTAGTCAAGTTCCGTTACAACAAACTGCAGGTTTAACGCCTCTTGAGTTATTAGCTAGGCAACAAGCAGTAGCTGGACTTGGTGGTTTTGAACCGTTTTTTCAACAAAACAAAGATTTAGTTGATCAAGCTATTGGTCAATCTAGACGTGCTGAAGCTTTAAGAGACCCTTATTTTCAGAGAGCAGAGCAACAAATGTTGCTTGGTTTAGGAGATCAGTTAGGAGGTATAGATCAAGCACGTGGCATTACCATAGGTGCTACTGATAGATTTGGTAGATCATTAGGCAGGCTTGGTAGACAACAAATAGGTGCAACAGATGCATTTGGAAGAAGATTGTCTGATGTGGAGGCAAGAGGTGAAGGTGCGGCTGGTAGATTTGGTGAATCTTTGGGCGGTATTGAAGCTGGAGCAGTTGGTGCTACCGATATGTTTGGTCAAAGATTAGGTGAATCTGAAGATTTAATTAGAGGAACTCTAGGTGGATATGATCAAGGTTTAACACAACAGTTTTATAATCCATTTGAAGATGCCGTTGTGCAACAAACTATAGATGACGTAATCGAAGCAGGAGAAAAACAAGATATGGCTGCTAGAGCACGTGAGATAGGTGCTGGGGCATTTGGAGGTAGTAGAGCAAGACTAAGTGCTGCAGAGAGAAGAGAAGCTCTAGGTAAAGGTTTAGCAGAGTCATTAGGTAGAATAAGACAACAAGGATTTGGTGAAGCACAAAGAATAGGACTAAGTGAGTTTGCAAGACAAAGAGAAGCTGAGAGAGCTGCTTCTAGAGGTTTATCTGGGTTAGCAGGCACAAGATTTGGTGCAGAGACTGGTTTGCTTGATAGATTGACTTCAGGAGCACAACAAAGATTAGCTGCAGAGAAAGGAGTCGTAGATTTATTAGGTAGAACAGGACAACAACAGTTAGGTGCACAACAACAACTTGGCAGCACTTTAAGAGGGTTTACAGGCGATCAATTTGGTGCACAACGTCAATTAGCACAAAGTTTATTAGGATTTGGATCTGCTGGTGCAGGTGCAAGACAAAATTTAGCAAGTGGCTTATTAGGTATAGGTCAGCAAAGAGGAGCTGGTGCACAGCAATTAGGCCAGTCTTTAGCAGGATTTGGACAACAAATTGGTGGTATTGGTTCTTCTTTAGATTCCTTAAGAAGAGGTGAAAGAGGTGAGTTAGCTAGATTTGGCGGTATTGGTAGGGGTATTGCTGAGACAGGTTTAGGTAGATTATTTGAACAACAAACAGCACAACAGTTAAGACCTTTACAAACATTAGGACAAATTGGACAATTTTTACCACAGTTCCAGCAAGGACGTACACGTATAGAATCACAGTATAGATTGCCATCTGATCCAACTGCTTTAGGATTAGGAGCAGCTTTTGGAGCTTACACATCATTAAAACCACCAGGAACACAAACAGGTTAAAATGGCAGAACAATTATTAGATAATCAACCGTACATAACTGATGAGGAAGTTATTGCTGAATTTTTAGCTTTTGGTATAGATCCTAGAGGCAAAACATCTACACAACTAGAAGATGAAATTACAACAGCACAAGCAAAAGAATCAGCTGAAGCGTTATTTGATCCAACCGATCCTCTAGATTATTTATCAGCTGGATTAACTATATCGGGTGTAGCAGCTCCACTCGGATTAGGCATTAAAGGTATTAAAACAGCAAGAAAAGGTAAGAAAGCAAAAGACAATATCGAAAGATTACAAAAACTTAAAAATTTGTTGAATCCCATTTATAGAAAGGGGGCGACTCCAGGCCCAACAGTCACTCCTTTAGGTGGTGGGGCACCTTACACTCAATTAGTTACACCTAAAGTGCCATTTGGTCTCAAAATACCTCAATCATTAACTTACTCTGGGATAGGTGTTAAAACTATGGATGAGGCTAATGAGTCAACGCAATTAGCTGATCAAGCTGCACTTTTACAAGATGATATTAATGATTTAAAAGTAGAGGAAATAAAAGCAGCAAACGAACAAATAGAGGAGGCTTTGCAAGAAACTGCAGAAGATCAAGTTACTGATGCAGGTGCACA